CGAGGGGCTTAGGGCCTTCCATTACGCGGCGTTCCTCTTGCCCTCGATCCGCGCAAGGCGCTCTTCCAGCTCCTGGATGCGCCGGGTCAGGCGGTTCTCAATGCCCTGCATCCGCTTGGTCAGAACGGCTTCGGGGAAACGGCTCATGGTGCGGTCGCTCATTTCAGGTAATCCTCAAACTGTTTGGCAATTGCCAGGGTCAGGGTCGGGGCCTCGTGGGGGCCGTGCTGTTTCGCAGCTTCGCCCATGATCTTGACGGCCTGCGTCAGCGCAAGGGCGCGGACTTCCGGACTGGAATCGGGGGCTGTCTTCTGTCGCGGCATCTTCGTTCCTTAACTCACGTAAAAATGGTCTGTGAAATTGTCCCACCGCCAGCATATTGCCGGGTTAAAATAGTTCGCCCACTCATCTGCCCAGATAACCAAGGTGGACCCGTCAATCCCCGGAACAGAGCGCCACTCTGTGCGGGACACGCGCATCTTCTTAGTGTGATACGGCTTGGCAGGCCACCACACTGCGAAGTCACGGCCCGCGTGGAGGTATTGTTCTTCCACCGGATCGACACGTTCGGTCACGCTTAACCATTCCGGCTTGATGCGCGGCTTGGGGGGAATGGGTACTTCCTTCGTTACAACGGGGGCGCTGCGTACCTTCCTTGTTGCAGCGAATGGCGGCGGATCGGCCAAGCCACGCTCGCCATCCCAATCGGGGTAACACATGCCCACAAACGCCTGGATGCCACGATTGATCTCGTCCGCCTCTGGGTCGTACTCCCCGCCGTCCAGACCCTCCATAAAGGAGCGGTTTAGCGTCATGAACACGTCGGTTGCGATCATCACACAATCGCGATCTTCGGTGAAAGGTTTTTAGGCTGCGTCTTGTTGCGTGGTGCGATCTTGGTAATCGCGCCGTATCGGAACGCATCGGCTGCGTGGCTGGACCAGTCATGCAATGGACGCTGCCGGAACGCTTTGTTAATCTCGTCGTAATCCTTGCGGTACTGCCGAAGGGCTTCAATCCCTCGGTCACACTTCTCGTCCCACCAGCAGCGGCCCATGATCTGACGGGCGGCGTTGATTCCGTCTATGACGCTTTGGTTTGGGGCAATAACCGTCTTGCAGCCCAACTTCTCTAGCGTCTCCTGTCTCGTTAACCCCGTGGAGAGTTCCCGCTGTCTTGCGTCGTGGGGCAGGATTAGGTCACCCATCCGGCAACCGTTCGCCCTTACACGCTTCTCGATCTCTCCGATGTAATGTGCCAGGGCCTCGCCGTTGTTCTCGTAGTAGTCCACCAGATGGATTTCCTTGCCCGCGAACTGCACGAACCACACGGCAGTGCTATCATCGATTCCCAAATCCCACCACGTATCCACCGGGAACTCCGATTGATACGGCACACTACCAATGCGTCCCTGTTCCGTCGCCAATGCCATCTGTGGGGCGTAGTAGGCACCCCGAATCGCAGCGTCAAAGCTGCACTCATATTCCTGCGCGTATTCGTCTTCGGTCATTACCGCACGGGCATCGGCCAACTCGTCGGCCTCCACAATCCCCGTCTCGGACGCCTTGTACATCGCGCCCATCCAGCCGTCACTTTTCAGCGCGTGTTGGTAGATGTCGTAAAAGGCGTTCTTGCCCTTGGGCGTACCAATGAAGATTGCCCAACCCTTCCTGTCGGAAAGAGCGGGCCGAATGATCTCGGACCACACTCGGGGGTCCATCTCGGCGTATTCGTCAAGTATCACGCCGTCCAGATAGATGCCGCGAAGTGCGTCAGGGTTGTCGCCACCAAACAGCCTGATCCGCTGGCCCAGGAAGTCCACCCTGAGTTCGCTTTCGTTGAACACCCTACTAGGGATGGGGTTGGTGTAATGCTTCAGATAGTCCCAAGCGACCGTCTTGGCCTGCTTGTAGAAGGGTGCAATATAAGCGTACCTACCGTCAGGCTTGCCCTGCCCCGCGCCCTTAATGAGTTCGTTAATGCAGGCAACCGTCTTGCCCCAGCGCCGATGACAGACAAGGACGTTAAAGCGCTCCCGGTTTTTGTGGACCTCCGCCTGATGCTTGCGGGGGGCGTACGGAATCTCAATCAGCACTCTTGGCCCATGTCAGCGTGACAGGGCCACCGCCCAACCCGCCGTGTTCATTGACGAGAGTCTCTTTCCAACCCATGCGGGTTTTGGCCCAGAAGATCGCCGCCGTGACAGACTGCGAACCGTCGCCTGTAGCCTTCTTGAACAGGCTCTCGGCAACCTTGGCGTTGGCCTTGGTCATGCCCAGATCGAGTTCATCGCGGTAATATTTGCGCAGCGTGACGTGGCAGATGCCCAGCGACCGGGCGATGTCCTCGGCCTTGATGCCATAGCCCGTCATCGTTTCAACCTGCCCACGAAGCGCGGGCGTCGGCTCATGCGGCTTGTTCGCCATGGCGAGCCTCCTTCATGGCATTGAACGTCGTGCCGCCTTCCAGTGTGGCTTCCTGTCCAGTGAATGCCTGCCAACGCTCCACGGCCACGTCCACGTAGGCGGGACTGAGTTCGATGGCGTAGATGGGCCTACCCGTCATCTCCCCAGCGATGATTGTGGTGCCTGACCCACTGAACGGCTCGTACACGGCTTGTCCTGGACTACTGTTGTTCTCGATGGGCCGCTTCATGCACTCGACTGGCTTCTGGGTGCTGTGGCCGTGGCCGCTGTCATCGCGAGCCTTGATGTTCCAGATTGATGTCTGCGAACGGTCACCGCCCCAATGCCCTGTTTTTCCCTTCCGCACCGCATACCAGCACGGCTCGTGTTGGTAGTGGTAATGGCCGCGACCAAGAGCAAAGCGATCCTTGGCCCAGATGATCTGCTGGCGCGGCTCGAATCCGGCCCTAACTAACCCATCATGTGATGCACACTGCAACGGGCCTGGGGCGGACCACACATAAAGAACGTCGCCGGGAAACAGCGCCCAAGCCTCGCCCCAATCAGCGCGGTCATCATTAGACACAATCCCCATCTTCCCCTTGTTCTTATTGATGCCAGCGTCTGCCCTCCATGCAGGATTGTACTCCACACCATACGGCGGGTCCGTGACCATCAGGTGTGGCTTAACGTCGCCGAGCACCTTCGCCACCGTGTCGGCGTCCGTGCTATCCCCGCAGATGATCCGGTGCTTGCCCATGACCCACACGTCGCCCAGAACCGTCACAGGCTCCAGCGGAGCATCGGGAACTTCATCGGGGTCAGTCAGCCCCTCGGTCTTGTCAGCCATCAGCGCCGCAAGGTCGCCAAAACCCAGCAGGTCCAGATTGAACCCCGCCGCGTCCAGCCCCTTCAGTTCCAGCGACAGCACTTCTGGGTTCCAGCCCGCGTTCGTCGCAAGCTGGTTGTCGGCCAGCACATAAGCCCGCTTCTGCTCATCAGTCCAACCAGACGCCACCATGCAGGGAACGTCAGTCAGGCCCAACTTGCGCGCGGCCATCACACGTCCGTGACCGGCAATGATGCCGCCGTTATCGTCCACCAAGACAGGGTTTGTCCATCCCCACTCTCGCATCGAAGCGGCTATCTGTGCCACCTGTTCGTCGCTGTGTGTGCGTGCGTTGTTGGCGTAGGGAATCAGCTCATCAATCGGCCTGCGCTGAACGGAATCGGCGGGCCACTCCTTTATAGACGAAACTTTACCCGACTTCCGGCATCCCGGATTGGTCGTTGCCATAGCTTAACCTCTGTTAAGTGACTGTTTCTAAACGAAACTTGGTCTGTTTATCCACGCCCCGCCAAGACAGGCCCAACGGGGCTCTCTGGGGTTACGATGTAGTCTGCAACGTCGTCCAGGAAGTCGCCGCCGTAGACGAGCTGCAATTCACCGTTGACCTCTTCCGTCCCTGTGATCTGCACGAGTTCGTCCGTCGGGTATACGTCCACATGAAAGCCGTGACCCTTGGCGCTTGCAAGCACCGGACCCGGCTCCATGATGGGCAGACCGTCCGCGTCCGTGTTGCCTGTGTCAACAGGGTGACCACGCAGCGGTCCATGAACCAGAGCCACAATGCCGTTGCGCTGTGCAACCTTGCGTTCATCGGTGCCGCCGCCTTCACGGGGAAGGTCGATTTCAATGTTGTAAGCGGACAGGAGTTGTTTTGCTGTTCCACGGTCGGGCAGGGCTAGGTAAACAATCATGCCGCAATCTTTCGCAAAGCGTCGTTGGCAAGTTGCGCGTCAAAGGCACCATCAACGATAATGGCACCACCATCCCACGGCGCGTTACCAGCCACGTTGTTGCCATATCGCTCTGTGGTCACGGTCGGCAGGGTCACAGAGCCATCAAACGCGACCGCCGCGCCATCCAGTGACAATGCGCAATCATTCGTAGACAGCCGCACAGACAAAGCAAAGTCCCTATCGTCAGCCACTGTTACCCCACTGTCGAAGTCGGCTTGCGAAACGCCGCCCGTCACAATCTGAACGGCAATCTCGCCCTGTGTGCTTGATCCGCGCCGAAAGATGGTGACTCGGTTGTTGTCGGTCCCGTCGTCCCACTGCGCAATGATCTGACTTGTGCTGCCGATGTAAGGCGGGGTGCGCCCCTTGATAATCACCGCTCCCGGCAATCCGCTCACAGTCCGCAAAGGAATATCCCCTGTCCGCTCCACCGCGGTGGCGAAGGTCCCGATGGGGGTGGTGGGGGTGGTGCCAATTTCTACCTGCGCACCATAAATCAGGATGGACGACGTACCGTCCAGCGCAACTGTCGCTACGTTGTCTGTTTCCGCAACGGCAACGCGAACATTTCCGGTGAAGTCGGCGCCTGGCGTGAACACAATGCTGCAACGATACCAGCCGCTGCCAACGGCCTCGATTGCTGATGATGTATGGCCGAGCGTTCCAACCGCGCCCGTCGAAAGATTGAAATAGCTACTCGCGTTTGTCGTGAAATTTGCCGTCGTCAGCCGCAGCATGGTTACTTGGTCTGACTTGGCAAAAATCGACATGGTGTGCGCCACGTTGCTCAACGTCAGCGCCTGATTCAGATAAACTTCCCCCGTTCCAGTGGACGAATCGTCCGTGACCTTCCATGCGACGTTGCCGCCACTCGGCGCGGTGCCCTGTGCAAACTCATCAATGCTGTTGACGTTTGTCCAGGTCGTATCGAATCCGTTGGATTGCAGGCACAAATTGGTCGCCGCACCCTCAACCAGCAGGCCGATTTGCTCCCACCAAGAGCCATTGTATTCGCGCTTGAACCGAGGGGCGAACCATGGGGCAGACTCGGTGATGTGGTAGGTTCTTGGCGCGGTCTGGTCGGGGTCGGCGTATTCGACCTGCGCGCCCCATACATAGAACCCGCTGGTGTTGTCGCCATCGTAGGAAGGCACTTCCGTTCCGTCGTCCGAGAACGCCAAGAAAAACCCGGTAGGCGCGGATGTGTAATCTCCGACCATCCACAGCAAGAACCAGCCATCGCCCAGTGCGGTCGAATTGGCGCTTATGAATTGCGATCCGCCGGACGCGAACAGTGACCCGTCAGATACGTCAAAGGCAGCGAAGGCCACTCCCAACCCCACGCCATAGGGTCTGAGGGACAGATAGCGTGACCCCGCCGCCAGCTTGGCGCGCACAGAAAAGATTTTTCGACCTGCACCGATTGTGGCGCTCTGATAGAAGGCGTGCACATTGCTGCTGCCGTTTTCACGCACCAAATCGGCGGACATGGAGCCATCAGGCGCAGTCGCCGCATCTGCAGTGACAATTGTGTTGCTCTTCGTCCACGCCGTTGCTTTATTAAACTGCTCGCTGTACGTCAGCAGGTTGTGGCTCGCGAAACGCAGTATCCCGTCATTCCACTCCATGCCAAGTGCGGCGGTGGCAGACGTGGGGACGGCACCGCGGGGGCCGGATGTTTTCGTGAAGTCGTAAAACGCTGACGGCTCATAACCGCGCAGTTGGAACTTCTGCGAAATGCCGCCCCGACGAATGTTGCCGCCCGCAATCGCCATGTTACTGGCCCATCTCCGTAATGTAGACCGTGCCGCTCGCGGACACAGACAGCACGGCGATATGCTCACCCGCGCCGATATTTAAGTATTCTGGTGTATAGGCGGGGATAAACATTGCGGTGGAACTTGCGGATGCGTTCGGAGACACGCCGACGTTGAAGAAAATGTCGGACGTGGACACAACGCGAATGGTGCGCACACCCTCGCCAGGGACCGAAGTCGCGGCGGTCGAGGTGCTGGGGTTGCTTTCAATCGTGAAGGACGAAAGCGGGCGATAAACCACGTCATCCGCCAAGGCAACAGACGCCACCAGAAGCAGCGCCGCAGCAGTGATAATGCGCTTCATGAGCGTCTCCTTTCAAAGTTACCCGACCAGTCAAGCCTCGTCGCCCTCGTGTGAGCGTGTGTGCGGTTCGCTTGTTGGGCCGGGAAATGGAAACGCCCCACCGCCCAAGTCACATGGGTCAGTGGGGCGCTTGTTATGACATGAGGCACATGGTGCCGTGACCTGCTTTGGCCCCGTCGGGCTGTCCTATCACCTATTTTCCGGCGCTCACGTCAACTCTGC